GGAGCAGTTAGAGGATTACTCTGCTTTCCCTGTAATACGGCTATCGGTTTACTTGGGGATGACCCTGAGAAGACTGATAGAGCTACAAAGTATTTAAACAAGTAGACAAGAGCCAGCTGCGGTTGATAACTCTTAGTTGAAAGTTAAAGAAAGAGGTAGCATTTTATGTTAGATACTTTTTATAACTTAATACTAGGAGATTATTATGTCCGTAACTGACACAACTGCTCCAGTGTTAACCATGACCCGTAGTGGTCAAGCTAACAGCACAGGAGATTCCTCCGCTTTATTTCTTAAAGTATATGCTGGTGAAGTTTTGACTGCTTTCGAGCAAGCATCTGTTACCATGAATAAGCACGTTATACGTTCTATTTCTTCTGGTATCAGCGCACAGTTCCCGCTTGTTTGGAAAACGGCAGCCACTGAATATGCTTATATCAATGGCTCTGGTGACACTGGAACGACTGGTGTAGAACTTGATGGTACTATCATTCACAAGAATGAGAAGGTCATCAGTATTGATGGTTTGCTCTTAGCCGACCATTTTGTTAACAACTTGGATGAAGCTATGTCTCACTTTGAGGTACGCTCCATCTATGCCAAGGAAGCTGGAATTGCCTTAGGTACACAGTGGGATCAGAACGTCCTACAACAGGGTGTACTTGGAGCTCGTTCCTCTACACTGATTACCTCAGGTAACGGTGGTAGTGTTCTTACGAATGCTTCTTATGGAACGTCAGGTTCCACCTTAGGTTCTGGACTCTTTGATGCTGCTGAGCAGCTCGATGAGAACAATGTTCCTGAGAATGATCGCTATATGTATGTACGTCCTGCTCAGTATTACCTGATGGCAGAGACCACTGACCTCATCAACCGTGACTGGGGTGGACGTGGAGTATATGCAGAAGGTGAAGTAATGAAGGTAGCAGGTATTCACATTGTGAAAACTAATAACCTGCCTATCACGAATATCAGTTCCTCTCAGGTTACGACTCATGATGGTAACTTCAGTACGACTAAAGCACTCGTAATGCACAAGTCTTCTGTTGCTACTGTTAAGCTTCTGAACCTCGCTGTAGAGACTGAGTATTCTATTAAGAACCAAGGTTGGATCATCGTTGCTAAGTACGCTATGGGGCATGGCTTCATTCGTCCTGAAGGCTGCGTTGAATTCAAAACCTCTTAAGGGAAAGGAGATATAAGTTATGACTGATATTGCTAATGTCCAATCCCTTAATATTGCTGCTGATACTGTTACCAATGTAGAGCTGATTCAGGTTCATGCTGATAATGCTACTGTTGGTACGTCCTTTGAGACCATCACCAACACCAACGCTGATCAGGTATTCCCTGTTATTGCTGGTGCTGACATTGATGTAGTCTCTGGTGATGCAGCTGATGACGATGGTTCCACTGGAGCTACGGCTATCAGGGTTACTTACCTTGATGCTAACTTTGCACAGGCTACTGAAGATGTTACCATGAATGGTACGACTGAAGTAGAGATGACTGACCAGACCATTTCCTTTATCCAGAAGGCTGAAGTTATCACCTCTGGTACTGGACTTGCTGCTGCTGGTGTAATCACTATCGCTGATGTAACTGGTGGTGGTGTTCATGCAGTCATTGATGCTGGAGCTAAAGAGTCAGGTAACTGTACTTGGAAAGTTCCTGCAGGACACACTGGGTATGTACATGGCTTTTGGGCTGATGTAGATGCCGTAGCTGCTGGTACTGGTACTGCTGAAGTTGCTCTTCAGGTAGCTTATGCTGAAGCATCTGGTGTAGCTAACTCAGAGACGTGGCAGACTATTGCTAAGCTTACTCTGGTAGAGAACGACAGTGATGTTGTTGCTGCTACTGGAGGTAACTCTAATAACACTGGTTCATTCTCATTTCCTGGGAATATTCCTTATGTTGTTCCTGCGAAAGCTATGGTTAGACTTGCTGGTAAAGCGTTGTCTACTGCCGTTGCTATCACAGGTGGGTTTAGTATGTCGGTACAGGGCTCTGGCTCTGGTACGACTGTAACAGAGAGTTAAGATGTTGGTGGTCTCATACGTTGGTAGCGGAGAGGCCACCTTTCTTATTATGAGTAATATATCTATAATAGACGGTAACACTAGAGATGGCACTTATGCTGTTACTAGGAACAACGATAATATGAATAACAACAAGGAGAAGAACTAATGGCAGACACAAGTAGAACTGTCAGTGACATTGCCACTAATCTGTTCCAAGACAGTCAGGCTGCTGGTAGTATCACTCCACAAGATTTAAGGGACTTCATGGAGTCCTGTCAGGTTAAACAAGGGAGCATCTATG